TGAGCTTGTCCTGCCATATTCTCTGATATTCGTTTTTTATACCACGATATTCAGTAGCCATGGAAGTACCTGAAAAGATATTCATGCCAGTTTTGAATATTTGACAATATCCTTCTCTGTCATACATCTTATCTTCCCAACCAAGCGGAGTATCCGTTCCCTCAGCCCATGCTGAACCGATAACCTGACCTTTATTTCCTACTCCAAACACAGTAGCGGTTGGGATTGTTGTCCCAACTGCAGTGAGTTTTTCACCGGAAATTTCAGTTCTGCCATCGGAAGTACGATGAGCAATATCAGTTCCATCGTGAGCACCTGATGCAGAACTATTAACTACTGTATCTTCCTCAACTTTGAAACGATAAACAACACCATCGTTTGCTTTTACAGCTAGTATACAACCGGGTACAATAAATGGACAGTGAGAACCACTGCTTATTTTACCATACTGGTCATATTTTGCTGTTACGATTAAATCTTCACCAGCATCTACTGCACCACCATGAGATTCTGCTCCTGTTAGTGTCAATGCTGTTGTGGAGATTTCAAAATTACGTCTTTGCCATTGATGTCGTTGCTCTAAGAACTTAAACACAGGGTCATTAGTCGATTTCTTAGCAACCTTGCTAAGATAAACAAAGAATGGAGATTGCTGTGGGGCTAACTCCGCTACTCTGTCACCAAAATTAAAGACTCTCCGTGTATTATCTAGGTCAGCTGTTCCGCTACCAGCGGCAGACGCAACGTTACTATATACTGTTGCCATTATAGTAACCTTCCTTTAATTACACTCAATCCTATCAACTGCTTTTACGCCTTCAAGGCAAGTGTCCCATACGGGTTTTAAAATGGATTCTTTGATTTATAATTACTCACCATTGAATCCATTATTCTGTCTTCTGCAGACCCTTGTCCCCCAGCACTCTGTCCAGAGACTATACCCATTGGACTGGCAACTTGCTGGGCCCGCTTAGTCTGTTCGAAAACAGCACTTCCCGTTCGCACGGGAGCGGGTGGTCCACCTTCGCCACCTTTTTCCATTTGGTACAATCTCCAGAGATTATCAATCGTTATTGATTCATCAGATGAGAACTTATCAACAAACTCCTTTATTTCATCATCAGAAGCATTATAACTCTTCTTAACATGATTTGCTACGGAATTTAATTGTTGATATTCTTGTCTCTGGGCTTCCCTGACAGCTACTTGACGTCTTTGTTCTTCAACAAAGTCCATTCTCTCAGCTCTGGAAAGCTCAGCCTGATATTGCGAATGCAACTGAGTATACTCATCCATAGTATCTCTCCAATCATCAATACTATCCAAGTATTGAGCTGAATTACTCTGTGGGTCGGTATACGCTTCTTCACGACTGAAATTACTAGGTTTCACAGGTCTCTCTGGTGGAGCTGGAAAGTCAGTATCATCTTCTTTCTGTGTTCCTGCCTGAGATTGCTGATTTTGCTGGTTAATAATATTTAACTGATTCTGAAGTAATTGATTATGTTCTCTAAGACCAGTTAAGTCATTCTTAGCTTTATCAGCCTGTGATTGCCAATACTGATAACGAACTTCTTCATTATCCGGGTTAATCACAGTTTCAGGTTGTGGAGTAACAGATTCTTCCTGAGCTTCAGGTATTCCCATTAATTCATTAACAGAAGCTGAAGTTTCCTCTTCTCCTACCGGTGCGAATGCATCCGGTTGCCTGGTTTCGTTACCACCAAGCATGACATCGTCTACAACGGGGTCAGACTGAGGAGCAAATTGTCCTAATTCATTCCGGGGCTGAGTATCCGTTAATTGTGTTTCTTCCACGATTATCTCCTCTGGTTGCTTCCCTATTCGGGCTTTTTGGAAGGTGAACCATTTTTTATTTTTTTACTTTCTTTCAAGGAAGCCTCTCTGACTTCTCTCTTGATTTGGCCCATTGCGTCATCAAGGCGTTTCTCAAAGACTGTTCCTGCAGCTTTCGCTTTGGTAGAGGTTGAGTCTAGGTCTGCCTTAAATTTTTCTATTTCTGCACGCTGTTTAGCGTGGAAAGCTTCCCTCTCACGAGTCTGAAGGTCGCCCTGTAATTTTTTGATGGATTCTTGTGCCGTTTGGAGTTGGCCTTGTAATTGCTGTATAACATCTGTTCTCTCGAGTACACCCTCCATATCAAAAACCTCTGTTTTCTTTAAAACTTCAAGTTTATCAATAATTCCCTTTTCATAGGCGTCCATATACATCTCAAGCTGAGCATATCTATTCGTTGGCAATGTAGAACCAGTCACTACAATAACATCATATTTTCCAACATCCAGTCTATGGACAACATTTGCCAATTCTCCCTTATCATCATAAAGCTTCTTATTTATAGCAAATTTGCTCGTTGAATTATTAGGTCTTAATAAACGAACAACTTTTTCTTCTTTATAAAGTTGCTGCATCATTGGTATAGCTATCTCACCAATCCTTTTTAAGCCAACCTCAATATCCATTAATTTACTTTTCATTTTTCTCTGACCAAACTCATCCAGACTAATAGTAGCCTTATAAGTATTAGGAGCAACCTGTGAGTTCCCCATCATCATTTCGTAGAGGCCTAATTGATGGTCTATATCCGATTTTGCCGTCGTCTCATTGGAGTAGAGTTCATTTGGAAGGGGTGATGGCTGAACTGGCACAGGTTGTCCTTGGTCGAAATCACACTCAATTGCTACACCTGGCTGAGCCCACTTCTCTTCAAATTCTCGCATATCTATAGAACCCGACGGTATGAGAATCTTGGTATTTGTGCTTGTTGTAGCATGAGCAATAATCAAGGAACGAGTCTTATTGATATATTCCTGTAAACCCTTGACCATCCTAACATCTGATACGGGATATGGAGTTCTCGTATGCTGATTCATAAAGAATACAATAGGATATTTGTCAATTGGTAAGAGCCTCTTATAAAGAAGCTTATCGCCCATTATGACGCACATTTTAATTCTTTTGGTTGGGACTACTACTTCCTCAATTCTCCCCATCTTAATTAAATCATAAGAAGTAACATTCTCAAGCTTTGGAGGTTCGGGTGGGAGTTCTCCTTTTTGCTTTGCCGTTTGTTCTTTTGCAGCATATTGCTTAATTATAGCATCCGCTACAAGTTTAGCCTGTTCTTCTCTTTCAAGGATTTGACCATTGATAACCCAATACTGCTTCTCAAGGAACGCAGGCCAGTTTGCATCATCAATTAAATCTTCTTCTCCACTCCAATCCAGTTTTACTCTATGCATATTCACTACAATCTTAGAGTATCTTTCATAGCCCCTTACATATTCATCATTTTTTCCAAGAGTAGCTCTTGTTTCCGTTCCTGATGTTTCAGGAAAAATGAGTCCTATATCATCTGCCCTGTCTGTTGCTGGTCTATCAGATTGTTGAGCATCGGTGGATGCATTCTTGATAGCATTAGCATACATAGGATACAAACTTTCAGCTTGGTCTCTTGTAAAAAGTCTGCTTACAATTATATTCTCTGCATCATCACAAAATCTATCTCTTGAATTAGGGTCAATATAAATATCAAGCGGGTCTATATCATGAAGACAAATCTCGCCTTTTCCCATATCCATCATTGGGTCTATATAAACCTGCATCGCTCCCATACCCAATACATAATAATCATCGACCACATTTCTTAAAACTTGGTCTCCATCAGATATCTGCCAGACATATTCTAAAAGACCATTAATTGCCTGAGCAGTCTTATTATCACTATCTTCCCTTGGAGAAACCCTGAATGAAGGTTTATTAGCGGTTATCATTGCTTTTGCAGATTCTACCGCAGGATGAATCCGATTAATAACTATAGCAGCTTGACCTCTACCCTCAAGAGTTTCCTTTTGCTTTGTAGTCCATTGACGACCCAATCGGAATTCCTTATCTTCTTGTGCCTGTTGAGCCCAAGTTTCCCTATTATTACTATAGGTTCTCCAAATCTCTGAAGTCTCTTCAATAAACTTTTTATCTGACAATTCTTTTGGCATTAATAAAAGCTTCCTTCTTGACGTTGATAAGTTGGGGCAGAAACATTAGCAGCACTCTGAACATCTGATATATAATCTTGTTGATTAAGAGGCTCTTGTTTATTAGCTCCCATTGCTTTATTCATTGCTCCGGTAAATTGATTCATTATATCACCAGCACCCTCAACACCCATTCCTTTCATAGCCATACCTAAGAGACCTCCCTTTTTGCCGAATGCTCCTATACTCTTTCCAATTTTTGTATCTTTACCCAATAGTCCGCCCCAAGGTTTTTTATCTTCTGCAGCACTCTCCGCATCAAGAACTTCTGGAACTTCTACAAGTGACATGGATGGGTTTTCCTCTTCTCGACGAATATCCTGTTGATAACTATCGGCTTGCCCCATTGTAACTCCCTCTTCTACTCCGGGAACGCTTCCTATAGCAGTAGCATCAGTAGAGGCAATGTTTCGCCCCGGTATCTTATTAGGGTCCACTATAGGTATAGGGTTTTCGGCTAAAATATCTGGATTCAGAGTTTGAGGCTGCCCCAATAAACCACCATTTGAAGATTGGTTTAAATATTGTCCAGTCTCTTCATCTAATAAAGATGGTATATCAAAATCACCAATCCCCTGTAACTCCGGATAAATCAGGGGGTAGTTATAGTCCTGACATTCGGCTATATCACCAGCATAGTCGTAGCTTTCGCAGGATATCTCTTCATACTGCTTCGACTCGTCATTCCATTCGAATACGACCTTAGTATTAATCTTCATTCAGGCTCTACAAGATAAAATCATTACTGAGTAAATTTAGACATTACATTGTCAACCAATCAAGAAGTTTCTTTGCCTTTTTCTTTTTCTTGCCATCGATACTAGTTTTTTTGCATGGAAAAGCTTTATCAAGGGCAATCCAGACAGCATCCATAATATCATCATGTCTTCCCCTTGGATAACTTAAAAACTCTTTTTGTGCTGTTATATCCTCTGGACGAAAGAAAAATTCCTTCTTTGCAAGCATAGGGACAAGACTAATCAAACGCTCTGACTTTCTAGTCCTAGGCTTGACCCCAGTCTCTAAACCGGGTATGTACAGGTTTTGTTCCAGCATTTGTTTACGGACTGCACTCCTTAAAGCTTCCTGATAAGCAGTAGTCTCTATCTTCATTCTACGAGGTTTAAATTTTTTGAACGTCTTAATAATGACATCAGGCTGGAGAGCAGGGTCGAGCCGAGTACGGTAAATATCGAGTATATACTTATTATTGTCGTTATCAACGCCAAGGGTAGCAATAACAAAGAAATCCGCACGAGCAGAAAGACTACTAGCAGGGTCAATTCCACAATAAACTTCAATAGGTTTAACATCTTCTCCTTCTCCTGTCTGTTTGACTAAGCAGGGTTGTCCCTCTCTTCTTTCAAACTCATAATGATGTAACTGGATATATTCTGGTTTAAAGGGTGCATCATCAGGCGACTGAGCAATATTCATATATTCCTGATAGAATCCATTGATATTACCCACACTCTGAAATTCCTCCTTTATCTGGAGAATACGGTCCTTTGGAAACCTCTCAGGCCAAATACTCTTCTCATCATCATCCCAGATGCTATACCATAGGGTTTTCCATGCTGAAGACTCCTTTGCCCAGCAAAGGAAACAATCTTCGCTAATTACTGTTCCAATCATGATAATTCTACCATCATCTGATAAAGAAGGTATCACCGCCTCTGTCATCCACTTTCTATTCTTTACTCTTCCCTCAGAAGTATACGCATTCAACTCTGACTCAAAATCATCTACTATAACTAGATTGGGACGTGTATCCCCCTCAATGAATCCACGAACCCTCTGACCAGTACCAACCGCAACTATCCTTGTTCCATTCACGAGTATAATATCCGAATTAGTCCATCTCTTTGCTGTCCTATGAGAATAGTCACCAAAGACCTCCCTGAATTTCTCAGAATGGTCAAGATGGTACTTTATCCTAGATAAGAAGTTTACGCTCTGAGACTGAGACTCGGATATGATAACTATGAAAAGGTCTTCGGTATCCATCTTAAAGGCTGCACTATGAAGTGGTAGGAACAAAGAAACCGCTGTTGACTTGGCTGTGCCACGGGGTGCTGCAATTAATACCCGGGACAAGTTCTTGTCTCCTATATGACTATAAATCTCGCCATGAAATGGAGGTGTAGTCCTCTTAGCGGCTGAAGGAAAACAATATCTACCGAAAAGACCAATATTGTTCTTAAGCTTCTTTAATGCTTGGAGCTTTTCATAATGCTCCTCGTAATCATTAACTATTGGGTTCTGAAGCATCCTCTACTACCTGCGTTGCTATAAGTTTCTTTTCTTCTTCGCTTATCTCATCAAGCATCTTTTTAGTTGAAACAGCCTCAATAGATGTTGTCGTCTTGGTCAAAGCCTTATCTTTCATGCCATGCATATCCTGTAAATTCTCTACAGCACGCAATAGATTAGAAACATCTCTCTTATCCTTGGCTAGGTCAATAGCTTTTCCAAATAACTCCATTGTCCAATCAGCTGTGTAACCATGCTCATTCAATAACTTTTGCAGTTCTTCTCTTACCATATCCCTAAATACCTCTGTTTTCATTCTACGTTTCCAAGAAATATGCTGCTGGTCAGTTAATGAGCCCAAAGCAAGGTCAATTGCCAAGTCTTTGTTCATTGTCTGAGCATAGCACATTGCAAGGTTCTTCATCTTCTCTTGTTTTTTAAGACCAGAGAAGTAAGTCCTTCCCTTTAGTGTATGCGGTGTGACACGCCCTTTTACATTAAACTTTTGAGTTGGATACTTCGGATTCCACATGAAATATCCCCAAGGAAGCCTGAGATAGACTGTATGCGTTCCCCTGTCATTAGGATATTTAGTCCTTTTTATGACCTCAGCACAGAAACCATCATCAGAAAGTGCCCAATCACCCTCACGAGCCTCTTTCCAGTAAACATATTCCTTTTCCTTAGAGTCCATCTCATCCTGTTCGTATACTTTATACTCTGTAGGATTATTATCACCACGATGCTTTATAGAAACAGTAAACATTAACTGAATATCTTTGAGATAGGAAGAAGGACTAGCTTTGACTGATTGTCGTCTCCACCCATAACCGTCCTAACTTCTTTATTATCAATAAGATAGGAGATTCTATCCTTTAGTTTTTGAACTGAAATCACAAAAGAACCTATAATTTCTCCATTCAATGAAAGTTGATGTACCCAGTAATCAGCTTGAGTAATGGATATACCAGATGGTTTGCCCCAGCATTCAGTCTCAATGACTATATTACCGGTTTTTGCCCAGATATCTCTTTCGGTCTTAATCTCAATCTTGTCTCCATCTGAGAAAATCTTTTTAAACTTGTATTCACCAGACTTGCCGAACTCAAGGTCAACGTCAAACTTCTCTGTTCTCCAATCTGTATCCCTGATAACCGCCTATCCCTCAATTAACCCTAATAATCCTCCAATTATTGGAATCTTACTAGCATTTTTAATACTATTCAATACAGAGTTCTTACTTGTGCTCCTTCCTATATACTTAGGAATTAAATTGTTTGCTATAGTTCTATTATACTGAAAATAATACCTTAACCCATCATCTAAGTTTTTAATCTTTATTATATTATCATAATTTCCACCTAAGTGGGTAAGTGGGTAAACTTCAGGCCCATCCGAAGCCAGCCCTGTTAAGACTCTATCAAAATACTCTTTCTTAGGTAAATTTGACTTCGCAGGATTCCCTAAATGTGCAGGTTTCATCTCGATAAACAAGTCAACATCGTTACCCCTCCCCTTTTTGGCTACACTACCAAATAGCGATACTTTATCAACCTTTCCGTGCTTAGTAAGATTTAAAGCGTCAGATTGAATTTTTTTTAGGTTTTCAATAGGGGTACCATTAAAACTATTCTTCACCTTATTTAAAATTTTTGGAAACCTAACTATCTTAGAAGCTAAGCGAAGTGTATTAACCATTTTTAAACTACCTATCTCAATTCAAAATGAGAGAAGTCATCAAACTGATTGTCATCAACTTCAAAATTCTGATTCCAATTTTATTTAAACCTCTTCAATATTAATTCCCTTAAACTCATATCCTTAGGTGCTGGTGAAGTTTGATATCCAATATTAAATGGATATACTCCTAAATTTCTTGAAGTATAAGACCCTTCATGTGCAGGTAGCCCTCCAAATCCTTCTGGATACTTATGATATATTGTGGGATTATTACCAGCACGCCCTCGTTGACTAGAAATTATCCTTCCGTATGGAGTAACAGTATTATCTTGGAAAAACATATCAGAACCATCACCATCTTGAATAGAAGTGCTTAACACTTCACTGCCTGCAGGATTAGTAGCTCTAATATAATTAGAGAAATCATGTTTTCTATCTTGGCTTCCAGTTACCCCAACTCCTGCCATTGGATTTTCCCATCCCTGTGGATAATCATATTCAAGAGGAGGATTATCATGTGGTACTCTTTGACCATTTATTGTATTAATGTTTCTTTCAGCTTCGCCTTGTATTACAGTTTGTAGCTGACTAGTGAGGTCATCAGCAGCATATGCTTTTTTAATAGCACCTTTCCTTTTTTTATACTCTCCTTTTTGTATGCCTCCATATAACACGTCTCTTACATATTGTAATAAACCATCCATTTTTTATTCTTTCAGCTCAAAATGAGGAAAATCATCAAACTTATTATCATCTACT